ACACCACCGACGATAAACCCGGCTGCGATGTGAGCGATCCCGGCACCTATAGAAGCCGAGACTATCCCAAATACTTGCAACCCAACCGCGATTGTTCCTCGTAGCGATCTCATTCGAATGACATCCACAGTTCTGGTCCTTCCTGAGCCGGTGGTCGACTCGCACGATCTAACGCCATCACCAACGCGATAGCAGCATCAATCTTCCGTTTTGCTTTACCTTTAGACAGTCGCCAACCCTCGTTCGTTTGCCGTGGAGCAGCTGACAGAACTTGATCGGTGAACACTGGTGAACCTGCGTGCACAAGATTCCCGGCACAAATAATTTCGTAGGCACGCTGACAGGCTGGCACCATCCGTTGCGACGACTGCGGGAACTCCACCATCGCGAGTCCTTCGTCTGCGAGTTGCTGTGCTGATCGTTCGAAGAACGCCGGGTCGTAACACATCTCGACGCAGTCATATCGTTGATGCAGATCACGAATGTGGTTTTCTACCGCTGCGACATCGATCATGTTGCCATCCGGTAACCAGATTTGTGCTTCCGCCACAAATTTGTTGTCCTCGTCTTTCTGGACAGCGACAACAGCGATGGAGTCGTGTTTCAACGCCATGTCGATCCCAACCCACGTGGTTTCGTGCGGTACGAGCTCGGAATGCGGATCGTTGCATGCGTCCCACGCTCCAACCGGCAACCATGACTCGGTTGTGCGTGTCCACTGGTTCAAACGGTAACGCCGAAACGCGAGTTCCTGTGTCTGACGAGCTGCGACCTCTAAATCTTCGCGATCTAACAGTTCTTCTGCAAGGTTCGGGTTTGCTGCGAGCCAACCGTCCGGGTCGGTGACTTCCACATCGTCATCTGCCTGCCACCAATAGAACCCGAATGATGGATCGTCGTGTTCGCCGGTTGCGACCCGCTGCCCATATTGGAACAGTTCACCGCAGAGCGAATCCAGATCGTGGCCGGCGGTGGTGATCCCGACAACGAGCGGATCGACACGTGCACCGGAGCCGAGCGTCAACGCGTCCCACAGATCATGGTTCGGTTGCACATGCACCTCGTCGAAGATGACGAGTGACGGGTTCAGTCCTTGCTGAAGTCGTGCGTCTGCGGATAGGACACGGAACACGGATCCGGTCGGTAAATATTCGATCGCGTCTCGATACACCTTGCACAACTCCAGCAGCTCTGGTGCGTTCTGCACCTGCCACTTCGCTTCCCCGAACACGATGCGTGCCTGCTGCCGATCACCAGCAGCAGCATAAATCTCTGCCTGCTCACCCGACTCCGTCAAATGGTAAAGAGCCAACGCCGACCCGAGCAGCGACTTGCCGTTCTTGCGTGCCAACCCGATCAGAGCACGCCGATATCTGCGTCGACCATCAGCGCGCCGTTCCAGCAGCGCGTCCAACAACCAGCGTTGCCAGTCGGTGAATATCAGCGGTGCGCCAGCGTTCGGACCTTTCGCGACATGCAACAAGCTTTCCGCATAGTCGGACACATACACGCCGTCACTATCGGTCGACACAGGTTGCGTCGCCCATTTAGGCATCCACAGATCAGCCGGTGCTGTCACGCCGTTCACGACGAGCTCGCACCTCCTCCAAAGCGGAACGCACCTTCACCTCTGCAACACCCAACCGGGCACGATCCACAGGAGTGAACCCAAGCATCCCCAAATTATCTGAAATCTCTTTATCTAACGCACGCAACCCGGCACGATCACGCCAATCACCTTCGCGTAACACCTGCACACGCAACATTTGACGCTCATCCAACTGCTCACACACCAGCAGCAGCAGCTCCGCATCTGTTTCCGCGATCCACGCACGACCCGACTGCCACGCACGCTCCCACAACGTCCGACCCGCAGACGACAGCGGACGCGGAGGATCCGGTATCCCAACAGCAGCAGGTAACAGCTCAACAACAGCCTTCTCCGGTAGCGCACGCTTCCCCGGATTACCGGTGCGACGTTTCTGCTCCGTCGGTTTCGGTTTACGACCCGTCGTCGCCATCACACACCCTTGCCGAAATCGTGTTCGTTGCCGGTCGATTCCGCAACCGGCAACCTGCCAGTCAGATCCTGCCATCTCCGACAGATCACATCCACAAACTTCGGATCCAACTCCATCAACCGAGCCTTCCGACTCTCAAGCTCGGCAGCGACCAGCGTCGTCCCAGAACCACCAAACGGATCAAACACAACCGCACCACGCTGCGAACTATTACGCACATGCCGTTGCACCAACCCCACCGGTTTCATAGTCGGATGCAAATCCGACACAGCAGGCTTCGCATACTGCTGCACCGTCGTCTCCAAAACCTTCACAGCCAGATCCGAACCAGACACCACGAACACGTGACCGCCAGCAGTGATCTGCAACCCGTCATCCGTCCACACCGCATCCACCATCGGCTCATCAGCAATAGTCGTCTGCTTCCGACGACCAAACCAATGATGCTTCGCGCCCGGCTTCCAACCGAACAGAATCGGCTCATGTCGCCACTGATAATCCGAACGCGACAACGTCATCGAACTCTTCATCCAGATCAAACAACTCGCCAAATGGAAACCGGCATTAACAAACGCGTTACCAAACGGCATCCGCTCCGACTCCGAATGCGCCACATAAATCGATCCACCCGGACGCAACACCTCAAAACACGACAACATCGCCTGCGAAATCAGATCAGAGAAATCATCACGATCCATATCATCATTCAAAATTGCACCAGCCTTCCCCACCACCGCAACGTTGTACGGAGGATCAGTCCACACCAAATCCGCAGACTCACCCGCCATCAACTTCGCCACATCCGATGAGCTCGTAGAATCACCACACATCACCCGATGCTCACCAAGCAGCCACACATCACCCGGAACAGTGATCGACGGCACCGACCCCGGCAACACGTCAACACCATCACCCGGAGTCGGAGAATCAACATCGATATCAGAAATGAGATCAAGCACCGACTGCTCATTCCACCCAGCAGCTTCAAGCAGCGCAGCATCCTCATTCTGCACTTCCTCAATCAACCGCAGTAACGCCTCATCGTCATACGACCCGAGCTCAGCAGTGCGGTTATCCGCAAGCGCAAACGCTTTCGCATGAGCGTCATCGTCATCAACCCACACAACAGCGATCTCCGACCAACCAAGTTTGCGTGCAGCCTGCAACGTGTGATTCCCAGCGATCACCGTCCGATCATCCCTGCGAGCCACCACCGGCTTCCGCTGCCCAAACCTGTCCAAAGACGCAGCAACCGCGTCCACATCACCTTTGCGTGGGTTCCCCGGCAAAAGCTCAAGCTCGTCAATTGGCACAGCCAAAGATTTCAAACCGTCAAGAATCATTTTTCCTCCGTGTCAGATTCGGTTTCGTTTCGCGGTCGCGTGTCTCCTGTAGGGGGGCAAGGGTTGCCGTAGAGCCCGTTTCCCGTCATTTCGGGTCCCCTCCCCCACCGCCACCACCGTAGCCCGTCAGAACGCCACACAGAGGCTGTGTGGGGCAGCTGTGGGGTCGTGGTGTGTGGGTGTGGGTGGGTCATGGTGCGCGGTTGCCTCTTCGTGCGTTGCAGGAGCGGTGTGCTGGGAGTAGTGGGCTGGCGGGATCCCCCGGCAGGTAGTGATCTGCTTGCCACGGGTCCCCCACCCGTTTGTATTGTCCGCAGAGCCAGCATTGGGTGAGTGGGTTTGCGTTCCATTGTTCGCGGAGTTGTTTGGAGATGCGTCGGTAGGTGGGGTCGGTGTGGTGGGGTCGGTTGCTGCGGTCTGGGTGTGGTTTTTGTGCCCGGTAGTTGCGTTCGCGTCGTGTGCGACAGTTTGGGCAGCGTGAGTTGTTGGGTGTGAGTTGTCCGCAGTCGAGGCATGGTCGGTTCATCGGTTGCGCCATCCGCATTGTGGGCAGCGTCGTTGGGTGTGGTGGTGTCCGCAGTTGTCGCATTCGTTGCCGGGTGTGGTGGTGCTCATTGTTCGTCAGTCTAGAAGAGGTTGTTTGGGTCGTCTTCTGGTGGCGGTGCGGACTGCGTGCCTATCTTAGATAGGCACGCTGTTCCGCTGTCACTCGAAGATTCGTTCCGCAGCGTGCCGTCCGATAAACCGTTTGTGTTTCCGCTGGTAGATGACGGTTTTTGGTTGTCGTGCCGTTCCGTGCCGGAGTCCGTGCCGGAATTTGTGGAAAAACCCGTTCCGCGGTCCGTTCCGCGACCAGAATCGTCGTTTTCGGTGGCTTGTCGTGACCGGAATCTGACGGTGTCGAACGGGTCGAGGTGCCGTTCGCGACGCATCTGTACCGCTGCTCGCAGTTTCTCGTTTGATGCTTTCACTCCTGCTGCTCGGAGTGCTGCTCCGGCTTTGGCGACGGTGATGTCGACTGGTATGTCGAGTTCGTCGAGGGTGGCAGCTAGTGGTGCGGTGCCGTCTGGGTATTGCCGTCTGGGTGCGATTTCGTAGCTGGTGGTGCCGTCGTGTTCGATGCGGGAGATTTGTACTTGTTCGGGTGCCCATGAGATGCGGGAGTGGGTGCGGGTGAGTACGACTCCGTCTTGGGCGCGTGCGAGCCGGAACACTACGTCTACGTCGTCGTTTTTGGCTGATGATCCGCGTTGTCCTTTGTCTACGTCTTTGCCGGAGTGGTCGGTGCGTAGGCATGCGATGCCGTGGTGTTTGAGTACTTGTCCGGTGTGCCGGTAGAAGTGTCTGACGGTGTCTGCGTCGTTT